CCTGCAAAGTTATGTGCTTGTAAAGGTAAAAGCCTTTTAAAACAAAGCACAAACACTAAGAGTTGAAAAGCTCTTACAGTGCGCTGCTCCCCAGAAAGCCTCTTAAGAAGGCCTCCAACCAGTGGGTTTGATCTTTTTCAAGGACCAAACCCTAACCCGAAGGTCGGCATCTAGTAAACCGTTTTTGTTGTTGCGTTCGCTACCTATAAGATCAAAAGATCTATATAAAGTAGTATAACCAGACTCAGAAATGCGATACTTAGAAGGTCTACCATTAATGATGAAGCGCCCCAGCTTATTAAGGCTGAGCCTATCATCAAAAGAATGTACTCTGATAGCACCCGGAATGGGAGCGGAAGAGTAAGCAATCCTTTTCGATATAAGCTTTTCAGCTTCCGTCTGAAGGAATGTTTGTAGATTCGTGAAGCCCTCCATCTCATTGAGATGTTGGACCAAATTGAACGCATTCTCGATTTTACTTTTATCATCCGTAGGAGGTTTCCTTAAACGCTTAGGTGTGACATCAATGCCGAAATAATAATCGGCACCACACGACTCTCTAAAGAATGAATGAGTAAAAGATTTAGATCTATTCACTTTAAGTGAAACAGACTCTAAAATCTCAATACATTCATCGAAGAGAAAAGTTGGAACTATTAAGTCATCACCGTAAACATATACAGAATCAGTAACTAAACAACCGGATTTCAGCGAAATAAAAGCTGAAATAATGGCCCAAATAGTCAAAGCTAGTACTGGGAAGCACATCGCTGAGCCCATGGGAGCAAACTTATTAAAAGTTCGCTTCTTACCATCTGGCGTTTGAAACTGAGGCGTACGGCTTGCCATGAGTGGCGAGAATAACGATGTACCTGAAAAAAGATATTGAACTAAATCAAGTCTTATACGATCAGATGCATCTTTTAAATCGATTGTAGACCAACTATTACGGTTAGTCGAAGCGATCTTCACTATCTCTTGGTTTACTGATTGGTCAGTAAAATTAACCTGAC